AAAAATCCGGGACGTAAACCACACGCAGAATGGGAAAAGAAACGCTGGTCAGTTCAAGCAGCAGCATACACATGGGCTGTCCAAGCAATGGAACCACAAGGTTTCGGACAGGCACAGAACTTTGAATTCGTATACCTTGTCAAAGGCACAGTACACAGAACATATTTAGAACTTGGACCGGCGGATTGGGCAGGACTGGTTGCGCTTGCTCACTCCGCTGGAACACAAATAGCCGCTAACCTACCAGAGTGGCCACTCCAAATGAGTGGCTGGCACTGTACACCAAAGTGGTGTCCGGCATGGAATTCTTGCAGGGGTAGGTATGCGGGTCCAGACCCTTGGGCTCAACTTTAGGAGGTAGAAAAATATGGGTGAACAAGAAATACGGATATCTATATCACGCAGAAGCGTGGCGCAGGTAGCACCGTACGAATCAGAAGAGGCTTCCGCTAGTGTGGAACTCTCATTAGAAGCAGGAACATCCGCTGAGGATGTGATAGCCGAACTTAAAGCATGGGGTGATCGTATCGCCACTGCTAACTTTGAAGCACTCGGTATCGGATATGAGATAGACGAGGTGGCTGTTAGACGGCTCCAAAAAAGCCTTCCCGCAGACAACACGAGTAGTCCCGTGGCTACCGCCCCGAAACAGGCAGCATCCGCTCCAACCAAGAGTGCGCCCGCTGACGAAACCGTATGGCGAGACATAATGGACAACTCAGACAACTGGTTTGTTAACTGGCCAGACATTGTTAGCGGTGTTGAAAGTAATGCTAAACGTCCTGCTTACAGGAAAAAAGGACCTAATGGTACAGGTGTATGGTTAGTCAACCAAGACAATGAGAACTCTGCTGCATTCCCAGAGTGGTTTGTTTGCCCTAAAACAGGCAAAGGATCAGAGGAACTCCTTGAAATAGGTAGACAGATCAAACAAAAGTCCTTCGCTAAGTAGGGGACATGGCGGTACTCCACTCAGAAGAAGAGATCGCTCGCAGACTTGCTGAAGCGCAAGAAGAAGCGAACGAAACTCCTTCAGAGGAGGTAGAAGACACGTCACCTCAAAGACCTAAGCGTTTCCCACTCTCATCCACTGTAGTCGAGAGTCTAGTAGGGTTCATCGTGAACCCCACGGAACGCTGGTACCTTGGGTTTCCAGAATTTGATCTGGCGACCCGAGGTATAGGTCGAGGTGAAGTTATGATGGTGATTGGACGTAGCCACACAGGTAAAAGCCAAATGCTTTTAAATTCCATAGTGTGGAACCTGATCAACGAACATGACTCACACGCTGTGATCTTCTCCCTTGATGAACCAAGAGAACTAGTTTTAATGAAACTGTTCTGTTTACTCAAGGGACGCTCCTCGGAAGAAGTAGAAGACGCTATCAAAGCCGGAGATAAAGACACACTCTCCGACCTTGAACGGGCAGCAACACAAGAACTATCTCGTGTAGCGATCATAGACGAAGCAATAAACCTGACAGAAATGAGTCGGGTGTTAGAAGAAGCCAGAGCATGGTGGGGTGTGGAACCCTCATTCTGCATGATTGACTATCTGGAACTGCTCCCCGGAGGGGACTCAGACGCATCAGGAGTCACTTCAAAAGCCCAAGCAGTTAAACGTTGGGCTAAAGAAGAACGAGTCCCAATAGGACTAGTTCATCAAGCAGGACGAGGCAGCGCAGACCCCGGAAAAGCAGCCGGACTGTACGGAGGAAGATACGGGGGTGAGCAAGAAGCCATCTTCGTGATAGAGGTATACAGAAAGAAAGACAGAACAGACCTGTCCGACTGGGAAGCCCTCTACCACGCCAACTCCGTTAACATAAACCTGTGCAAAAATAAACGCACAGCGAAACTGTTAGACCAAACGTATTACATGGACCCAATAGCAGGGCATGTACACCCATACCATGAGAACCTGATACCAGAGGCAAGACGATGAACTGTTGGCACTGCAACACAGAACTCATATGGGGTGCAGACCATGATCTTGATGACGATCTTAGACCAGCAATCATGGATGGATCATACTCAATGGTCACCAACCTGAGTTGCCCCGAATATATGGGCGGCTGTGGCGCTTTCGTGGAGGTGTACATATGAACGAAGAAACCATACAAGGCTTCGCTGACCTGTTCCAAGGGGGGAAGATAGCCAAATCACACAAGGATGGCTACTTCGCTCCTATGGAGGCAACAGATGGCACTCATTTCAACGCCACAGGGGACGTATTTTTGAGGGCTGTGGAGGCTCACCTCACAGAAGATGACGCAGGCATAGGCGTTTACCCTCTCATCGCCTTAGAGAGCCCCACAGACGGCTCTCAGAGCCTTGTAGTTCACTGGGGTTGCGTCGATTGGGACGATGGAATGGCAGAATCCTATAAACATGCGAAAAACATGTATCAACTATTGAAACAATTAGGGTGCAAATCGTGGATAGAAACATCCAGATCAAAAGGACATCACCTTTGGGTATTCTTTGAAGAACCACAACCAGCACGTAAAGTCAGAGAAGGACTAATAGCAGCATGCAACGTAGTTGATGCACCCATAAAAGAAGTCAACCCTAAACAAACAGAACTAACAGGAAAAGGATTCGGCAACGGGCTACGACTACCATACCCACACGACCACGAAGCAGGCAGACAAGAGATGGACAACCCAGAAGTCTCATTCTCAATGGTGCCAGTAAAAGTATTCGTTGAACAAGCACTACCAACCAGAGTCACCGCTGAACAATGGGAAAACGTTCACGCCTTATTTAAACAAGCAGAACCCACACCAGTAAGAAGACAATCATACAGTTACACAGGGCGCAGGCTAACAGGACTAGCAGAAGCAATCAGACGAAACGGACCCCGTAGAACAGCAGACAAACCACACGGAGACAGATCGTCCACCCTATTTGGTCTAGCATGTGCGATGATAAGACAAGGTTACACCGACGGAGACATAATGAAAGAACTAATCTCAGCCGATTCAGACTGGGGTGGAAAATTCGCTTTACGCACAGACGGTGAAGATAGACTCCGTAGAATGCTAGACAGCGCACACACAGATGCATGGAAAGACCGTGAAAAATATAACACTAAAAATAGAACGTAGACCCAAAGCCAAGGCAAGACCAAGGCACAACAAAAAAGGGCAAGTATTCACACCCAAAGCGACACTCGATGAAGAGAAAGCAATACGCACAGCATGGGAAGAAGCAAAGTTAGAAACACTCGAAGGACCAGTGGAAGTATCATTAACTTACACTCCCGAATGTAGTATAATAACTGTACAGGAATCCCCACATGATGCTACAACCCTCAGAGGAGACATAGACAACTACGTTAAACTCACATTAGATGCACTCAACGGAACAGCATGGGTAGACGACAAACAAGTAGTACGAATAAACGCAGTGAAAGTGAATAAAATTGATTCTGATTGAATTAGAAAAATGGGAATACGAATGGGCATCCCACGTAGGAATACGCAGATTCACAGAGAACTGGGAGAAACAAGACGCTGCGCACTACAAACGAGAATACATGGAAGACGACAGAAGCGCACAAGTCGCAGCAGCAATAGGGGAATTGGCAGTAGCGAGAGTAACTAACCAATACTGGGGAGGACACGTCTGGGCAGGGAATCGCCACGTAGAGAACCGTAACCGCGCAGACGTAGGACACAACATCGAAGTGCGAAGAGTACGCACATCAAGCAACGCAGCCGTAAGAAAAAGGCAACTAGGGCAAGGACTGACCCTGTTTGTGGTACGACCAGTACCACCCGAATTCAGAGAAGTAGAAATGCTCGGGTGGATAGACCACGACGAAGCATGGGAACTCGGAGGGCCTTCCGGTTACGACGCTGACAACACCAGAGTAATTGCCGAAAAGTTCCTCCATGAAGTGACGGAATGGCAAAAAAACGAGACATCTCTTACGCCCCAGACAAATTAGCATGGATGGCATCAGCAGGATTACCTAACGTAATCGGATGCACCTCAGACTTGCGCCCCTTAACCCACCTCCAAGCATTAATGGAGGAAGTTCCCGGCGCATCAACTGGCATGCGACCAATAGAAGAAACACTGCTACTTAAAGAAGCATTAGCAGAAGCATTCGATAAACTCACACCAGAGGACAGATGGATAGCCGAAAGGCTACTGATAGAAGGGTTATCTCTACGCAAAACAGGAGCAGTGTTAGGCATACCCAAAACGACACTCGCCCGCAGGCGAGACAAAATATGTTTACGACTAGTGGACGTTCTAGTAGACTCGCCCGTAGTCAGAGAATGGATGCGTAACTAGTCTTCCTCATACGACCCGTAATCATCCGGCAACACAACAAGAGACTGCTTGATGATACCCATCAGACATGTAGCCCACGCAGCCCACTGGTAACTAGCGTCTTCAATGCCATCAATGCCAGCGTGGAACGCTGCTAACAGAAACTCTGCTTCATCCTCATCCAATACAAGAAGTAAACCAAGAATCCTGTCGTCCGTCCATTTAGCATGAGTGCCATCATCGACATCAAATATATTCGCAGTCTCTTTCAACTCCTCATATATTTCTTTTTCGATACTCTCCCCCTGATCCTCAATGAATTTATTCCACGCTACATCAAGAGAAGACTCTTCCATTATTGTTTCGCTACCTTGTCCTTAACAAGAGTTTTAAGAACAGACACAGCCGCTGCCAAACCAGCAACACCTGCACCTTTCGCTGACGACAAGTCAGCAACAACAAAAACACCAAGGAACGCTTGAGCGAAAGTCCACCCAGCACGTTCCAACACATCAAATATGTTCTTCAAATTTTTTCCTTTATTAGATTAATATCTTGGACGAGGTTTCTTACGCCCCATTAGTCGTTCTCATCAAACTTAGCACGCATTCCGTTACTCATTCGTAACATAGCATCACCAGTAAGAGAACCCTGATTACCTCCACGACGAACAGTATCAACTAAGACCTTGCCCGCTGAAGGTACCCTTGGGG